GACTGTGACGAATGGTCGATGTGGCCGATCATCAACCGGATCGGCGACGCCCTCAACCTCGACATCGAACAAGGCGAGCTGACCGCTTACCGCAACACGTACGATCGCATGAGTCCGGGGATGACAGACCTGATGGGGACCGTGAAGCGCCAGCTTCTGCGCCACCACGGCAACCCAGTGGCCCGCTTTTGTTTCGACCAGTGCGAAGTTCGCCATGCCCCCTACGACCCCAACCTGATCCGCCCGGAGAAACCCGAGCGGGCGCGGGACAAAGCTCGCATCGACGCGGTGCCGGCGGCGGCGATGGCAGTCAACGCCTGGAAGAGCAGAGAGGGCGTTGACCAGTACCAGTCGGCGTATGAGGACAACAAGCTCATGGTTATCTGAACAGTCCGATGAGCATGATGATGGTGCTGATGAACAGGATCACGCAGGTGATGACGGCGCCGACGACGAAGGCGTAGTCCCGGGCGCCCATCACAGGTCCCTCACATTACCGATGTAGTCTTCCGCCTTGACCCGGGTCGCCGCGCACTCGATGCAGATCGGGGTGGCTTTGCTGGCGAGAACGGCCGGGAAGGAATGTTCGTCGAGCCAGCACCATCGGGCGCACGCCACGCATTTCGTCTGCCCGTGGATCTCATAGTCGGGCTTGGCGTCGGTGACGGCGGCCAGGATGATGTTGACCTTCGGATTTAGCGGCACCCGGTAGAAGTTGGGCTCCATCAGGTGTCCTTTCTAGAAGTCGTGGATGCAGTATTGGCAGAAGTGAATGTTCTTCACCCGGATGGTGAGGATCCGCCACCAGGCCCTATATCCCGGCAGCCGGGCAGTGATGATGTCGAACTCCTGCCACCGTTTGTGGACCTCCCGGAACCTGCGCCGGTAGGCCCGACGCAGGTCCCCGGCGGTCCGGTACAGGTGGCCGCACTCGCCGCAGACGATGAACCCTGTGCCGATCTCATCGACATGGCACGAGTAGCAGTGCACGTCGTGGCAGGCGTCCGTCGGCTGGTGCGTCATCGAAGGTTCTCCTCACACTCCGGCGCCCACACCGACCAGTGGACGATTCCCGAAGACGTCAACCGTCCACACCAGCAACAGGTGACGGGCTGCGGGAAGCCTTCGCTGTACGGCAGCCGGGCGGAACGCTTGGAGATCCAACAGTCGCCGCACATGCGGTGGTCGAAGCCGTGCTTGGTCACGGGGTCGCTTTCGTGTCGTGGATGACCCAGGCGATGAGCATGAACCCGACGACGAAGACCCAGAAGCCGACCTTGACGGCGGACAGCCACAGCTCCCAGTAGGCCTTGCGCATGCCGGGCAGGCTCTCCTTCGTCTTCTTGTAGTCGGAGTTGGCCCGTTCTACTTTCGCCTTGAGGTAGCCGAAGGAGAACACCGTCGAGCCGATCAGCAGGGCGATCAGCGACCCGGTCAGCACCGAGCTGGTCGCCTCACCGGCTGCGGCGTTCACGTTCGACCTCCTCCTTCAGTCGCTTCAGTGACTCGTCGGGGTGGGGCAGGCTGCGCAGATGGGTCTGCACCAGCCGCAGGTGTAGCCGCCGGAGACGCTCATCGGAGCCGTTGTCGGATGCCATCGCTCCACCGTAGATGACCAGGCCGCCACTGTCCGCAACTGGTACGCCATTTGAGGTGAATGAAGGGGTGCCGCCGCCGGGTGGATGGCAACCCGGTCACCCCCGGACTGCACCGACGACGACACCCCGTCCTGCGGGGCGACCGGGGAGAGCGCCTTCGTACACGCCCGACCAGCCCGACGTCCTGGCCCCGGTTCTTACCTGGCTGTCCCGACCCCTTGATCACCTGGTGGGCAACTGGACGGAGGGCCGCCCATCCATGCCTGGACGCCGGACGACCCTCCTCGTTGCGCGGGCCGGATTTGAACCGGCGACCTTCGGATTATGAGTCCGACGAGCTTCCGAGCTGCTCCACCGCGCGTTGCACGAGGCCCTTCCCCGTGGCAGATATGAGAAGGGACTCGCAGCGCCGATACCCGAGAGCCATGTCGTGGGGGACCGTCCGGGTTACACCATCGGCGAAGTGAGAAGCAGTCGCGAGAGAACTGTCGCCGTTGCCGCTGAGCTTCCGCGAGGTATCTCCGGAACTGCTTCCGGCACCAAGCATTCGCGACGGGGCGCCCGTTCCGCAAATCAGTCACCCGTTTGGAGCAACCCGACATGCTCTCCCGCTGGCCCGTCTATGACCGGGTCCTGGTCAATCTCGTCGAAGGCACCGCCGTTTCCGGGGTCCTCATCCGCAAGTCAGGGCCGATGTTGATCCTCGGTGACTGCACCCTGTTCGCCCCCGGTTCGGAGCCGACGCCACTCGACGGGAACGTCTACATCGAAAGAGACCAGGTCCTGTACATGCAGGCGTCCCCGCCGAAACCGGGGACGTCGTAAGTGGGTTCCGACAACAAATCCCACGACTGTCACCCGAAAGGAGTCCGCCGGTGCCTTTCGCGCTGACAGCAGGCGTCATCGACCGGGTTCGTCCCGCGCAATACACCCTCGGCTACGGCCTGCCCTCCTATGTGCAGATCGGGCCGGAGCAGTACCGCACCTACGAGCACATGTGGAAGACGCAGCCCGCGTTGCGCACCGTCATCGAGTTCATCGCCCGCAACGTCGCGCAGCTCGGCCTGGACGTTTTCGAGCGTTCGGGTGACACCGACCGTAAGAAGGTCCGTGATCATCCCCTGGCGAAGTTGCTGAACGACCCGTGGCCAGGCTCGCAGTGGACGAAGTACCGGCTGATCAACTGGACGGTTCAGGAATACTCGATCTTCAACTCGGCGTTCTGGATCAAAGGTAAAGCCCCCGACGGCACCAACGGGGTCCTGCCGATGCCCCGGCGCTACATCGAACCGGTAGGCGACAACCTGTTCTTCCCCGACTTCTACCGGATCACCGGCACCAAAGGCACCCGGGACATCCCCACCGATCAGGTCGTGCACTTCTACGGCTACAACCCCGACGACCCCAGAGACGGCTGGAGTCCCATTGAGACGCTGCGTCTCATCCTTGCCGAGGAGTACGCCGCCGCCGAGTACCGGGCGCAGATGTGGCGCAACGGGGCCAGGATCTCCGGCTACATCACGCGGCCGGAGAAGGCGCCCCGCTGGTCCGATACGGCCCGGAACCGGTTCAAGACCGACTGGGGAGCCTATTCGACCGCCCAACAAGCCGGCGGAACTCCCATCCTCGAAGACGGCATGAGCTGGCATGAGGGTGGCATCACCCCGAAAGACGCCCAGTACATCGAGGCCCGCCAGCTCAGCCGCGAAGAGGTCGCCAGTGCCTACCACGTCGATCCGTCGATGCTGGGGTTGAGTAAGAACGCCACCCAGTCATCCCTGGCGGAACTACGCCGGATGCTCTACGCCGACGCGCTGGGTCCGCTGCTGGAGATGCTGCAACAGGACATCGAACTTCAACTGCTCGCCGACGTCGACCCGGGCGGGGCGTCGAGGACGTATGTGGAGTTCAACCTGCGGGCCAAGATGCAGGGCTCCTTCGAGGAACAGGCCGCAGCGGTGTCCGCGTCGGTGGGCGGGCCGTGGATGACCCGCAACGAGGGCCGGGCGCTCTACAACATGCCCGACGTTCCCGACGGCGATGAGTTGATCACCCCGTTGAACGTCACCGAAGGCGGGCTGGCGTCCCCCCGCGACACCGCCCCGAAGAACCCGTCCAACGAGGCCAGTAACGGCCAGCCCCCCAAGCCGAAGCCAGTCGGGAGTGGCGCATGAAACACAAGACGATGCCGGCGACGGTGACGCCACAATCCGACGACGGGGTGTTCGAAGCTGTCGTCTCCGTCTTCAACAACCGGGACCTGGGCGGCGACATCGTGCGTCCCGGTGCCTTCAAATCCAGCCTGGAACATTGGGCGAAAGCTGACGCCCCCATCCCCGTCTACTGGTCGCACCGCCTGGATGACCCGTCCATGAACATCGGTGAGGTTCTCGACGCCGAGGAACTCGTCGGCGGCGCCAAGTCGATTCCGGACTGGGCGAACGAGTGGGTGCGCGAACACGGCGGGCTGTACATCAAAGCCCAGCTCGACGACTTCGGCCAGGGCAAACAGGTCCGGCACCTGATGCAGAAACGCCGGGTGAAGCAGTTCTCGTTCACCTACGACGTCATCAACGAACAGCGCTCCAAAGACAACCAGTCCAACGAACTGCTCGACCTGTTCCTGCACGAGGTGGGGCCGACCCCGCTGGGCATGAACCCCCTGACCGAACTGATCAGCGCGAAGACAGTCCCCCTTGACATTGACGACCCACCGCCGGATTCGTCCAGCGCCTCCTACCGCCCTTCCGGGGCGGTTTTTTTGTGCCGTCAGCGAGCCCGGGTGGCCGCCCTGACAGCCGAACTCACCGACTGACGTCACGAAAGGACAGACGACACCATGCGCAAGAGCATCCGCGAGGCGATCCTGGCGGAAACCAATGCCGCGAAAGCGATCCTCGATTCGGTGGAGCGCGAGGAGCGCGACCTGACCGATGTGGAGCGCGAGAAGATCGACGCCCACATGAACAAGGCGTCCGAGTTGCAGAAGAACGCCGAGAAGGAGAAGGCGTTCCGCGACCAGATGACCGACTTCGGGTCTCTGGGCTTCGGTGAGGAGGACCCGGAGAACATTCCGCCGCCGAAGCCCGCCGGTAAGGGCAGCACCGCCGGCATGAGCGCCGGTGAGATGTTCGTCAAGTCGCAGGAGTACACGACGCTGATGGCCAGCGTCCCTCACGGCTCCTTCGGCGAGAAGTTCCGGGTCCAGTCCAGCCCGATGCATGTCGGGTCGATGAAGACGCTGCTGACCTCCGGCAACCACACCGTCTCCGGTGGAATCACCATCGACCCGGACCACCGCGGATTGCTGAGCCCGTTCTACCAGCGGCCTCTGAGCGTCCGGGAGCTGTTCGCTTCCGGGTCGACCACTTCGGACACCATTGACTACGTCCGGATGATCAACACCGTCAACAACGCCGGTGTCGTGCCTGAGGCGACCAGTTCGGCGTTCATCGACGGCACCACCGTCACCCCGGTCATGGGTGGTGTGAAGCCCGAGAGCGGCTTCACCTTCCAGCGTGATTCGACGACGGTGAAGACCATCGCGCACTGGATGCCGATCACCAAGCGGGCACTCGCCGATGTGGCGCAGATCCGCACCATGATCGACAGCTTCTTGAGGTACGGCTTGGACGAGGAATTCGAAGATCAACTTCTCACCGGCTCTGGCACCGGCGAGAACTTCCTGGGTCTCAACAACACCCCTGGCATTCAGACCCAGACTGCGGCCGGAGCCCAGGACGCCCTCGACGTCACCCGCAAGGCCCGCACGAAGGTCCGCATTGGAGGAAGGGCGACCCCGACGGCCTACGTGATGAACCCGCAGGACTGGGAGAACGTCGAGCTGATGCGCAACCTCAACGGCGAGTTCTACGGCGGCGGACCGTTCCAGCTCACCGACAAGCGGCTGTGGGGTCTGCCCGTCGTCGAGTCGGAGGCTGTGGCCCCGAAGACCGCCTGGTGTGCCGCCTGGAACTGGGGTGTCGTCTACGACCGGGAGCAGGCGACGGTGACGGCGACAGATAGCCACGCGGACTTCTTCGTCCGGAACTTGGTGGCGATCCTGGCTGAGATGCGAGCCGCTTTCGCGGTGCTGCGCCCTGCGGCGTTCGTCAAGATCACCCTTCCGTAAGTGAACGTCTACTGCCGAATCTGTGGGGCACCGGGAGCCGCCTGTGGGCAAAGCCACCAGACGCTCCCGCTGCTCACCAGCGCCGCATTCTTCAAAGGAGCAGACCCCATGAACGACAAGCAGGACCCGCAGCCGACACAGCTTCCGACGCAGCCGACCCAGCCGGGCCAGTCCGGACAGTCCGGTGAGCAGGGCGAGCAGGGCAAGCAGGGCAAGTTCGACAAGCAGCGCGATCAGTCCCAGCAGCAGGCCGAACGCCAGCAGGCCCGCGCGCAGGACCGCCTCGAACGCCACCAGGAGCGCAGCGAGCAGCGCCA